TCTATGATCGCGCCAAGGCGACTGCAACCCGGATGCTTGCGCCGCGCAGCAAGGGTGGCAAGGGGCTGGAGTTGACGCTGACGCGCGTCACGAAGGGCGAGTACGACCCTGAGACTGGCACAAGCCCTGTGACCACTGACCTGTTCGAAGGCTCTGGCTTTCGCGAGAACTACCGGAACAGCGATATCGACGGTTCCCGCATCAAACAGGGCGACGTGAAGATCCTTGTCTCTCCGGTGCAACTGACCGGCGCCGACATGCCAACACCCACCACCCTCGACAAGATCCTCTTCGACGGCGACACCTACACGGTGCAGAACGTCGAGCCATGGAACTATGCCGGTCTCAACGTCGGCTTCAGCGTGCAGGCCCGAAAATGAGTTTTGCATTGGATCTGAAGGCGTTCGCCGAGAAGGCCGAAGCCAATGCCGAAACCGTGATCAAGAAGGTCGCCATCGACCTGCTGGGCGCCGTGGTAGATCGATCGCCAGTCGGCAACCCTGAGCTTTGGGCGGCAAACGCCACCGCGACCCAGTACAACAACGAAGTGGCCAGACTGAATGCCGAGCTGCGTAACGATCCAGCGAATCTGTCCAAGAACGGACGGATGAAGCCCGGGCGACTTATCAAAGACGGCATGGATCTTGTCGCCGGCGGCGATTACGTCGGCGGGCGGTTCCGGGGTAACTGGCAGGTCAGCTTCGACACGGCAAAGACTGGCACGCTCGAGCGCATCGACCCCTCTGGCAATGACTCGAAAGGTGAGGGGGTAGGTGTCATTCAGGGCTTCACGACTCAGGTCGGCACCATCTGGATGATGAACAACCTCCCGTATGCGCAGCCTTTGGAATATGGGCACTCAAGCCAATCTCCTGCCGGCATGGTCCGAATCTCAGTCCTTGAAGTACAGATGTTCATCACGAAGGCCGTATCGGAGCTCCCCTGATGTCAGACAAGATCATCCGCAGCCTCTTTGAAGGCCACCTGAAGACGTGGGCGACGGCCAGGGTTCCGGCACTGCCGATTGCCTATGAAGACGTCGCCTTCACGCCGCCGGCGGACGGCTCGCCCTACCTGCGTGCCTTCCTGCTCCCAGCCAACACGACCAGCGAAGACCTCGAAGGCAAGCACACGGCCTACCGAGGCATCTTTCAGGTGAGCGTGGTGACCAAGGCCGGAATCGGTCGCGGCACCGCTGAAGGAATCGCCGACGAGATTTACGCGCTGTTCCCGAACAACCTCGGCCTGACAAAGACGACCTTCACCGTGTACGTCCGCGCGCCGATGTCTACAGGCTCGGCCCAGCAGGGCGACACGACTACCACGCTACCGCTGTCGATCCAGTACCGGGCCGACACCACCACCTAATCCGCCCATTGGGCAAACCCAGAACCCGCCATTGAGCGGGTTTTGTCATTTCTGCACAGAGGAAAACCCCCATGGGCTACAAATTGCCTAACGGCGCGACGTTCGAACACGCCGCTACCTACGCTGCTGCACTGCCGTTCTCGGCTATCTCGAACGCCTCAGAAGCCATTTGCACCGTGACAGGCGCGACGCTGGTTGTTGGCGATATCCTGCTTGTCACCTCAGGCTGGACGGCGTTGAACAACAAGGTCGTCCGCGTAAAGGCAGCAACTGCTACCGCGATCACCCTGGAAGCGATCGACACCACCAGCACCACGACTTACCCGGTCGGCTCGGGCGTGGGCAGCCTGAAAAAGGTCCTGACATGGGTGCAAATCCCGCAGATCACCGACGTGGCATTCTCCGGCGGAGACCAGAACTATCAGGACGTCGTGTTCCTCGAAGATGCCCAAGGCCGCCAGATCCCAACCGACAAGGCCGCTGCGAGCATGGTGCTGACTGTTGCTGATGACCCGACTTTGGCTTATGTGCCAATTGTCCAAGCCGCAGACGCTGCGCAGACCGTACAAGCCGCTCGCCTGAACCTGCCAGGCACCGACAAGATTTACTACGGCGCCTACACCTCGTTTTCGCTGCAACCGGCTGTATCGCGCAGCAACATCTTGACGCGCACCGTCTCCCTGGCCTTGCAGGCCGCTCCTGTTCGCTACCTGTCGTAAGGAAACCACATGGCCAGCTTCAAGATTGCCCAGAACCCGACTTTCAAAAAGGAAGTCGAGATTCCGCGCGTCGGCGCCGAGCCGATCTCGGTTGAGTTCGAGTTCAAGTACCGCGACCGCAACGAGCTTTCCGCGATGTTCGACAAGTGGAACGCTGCACGCGAAGCCACGGTGGCCGAAGCCAGCAAGGAAGGTTCGACCTGGGAAGAGACGACCGCCGCCGAGATCAAGCTTCAAGCCAGCCAGATGCAAGACATCTTGGTGGGCTGGGCGTTTGATGATGCGTTCACGGAAGAATCGATCGTGGATCTGGTCACCGCTTGCGTCGGCGCGCCTGCTGCGGTTATCGATGCCTATCAAAAGGCCTACGAGGTCGCACGCCGGGGAAACTGATTGCCGCGGCCCGCGCCATGTACGAGCCGCGCGCATCAGCCGAAGACATGGCGATGTTCGGCATGACCCTGTCTGACCTTGAAGAGGATGTGGAGATCTGGCTAGACAACTGGCCAGTCTTCCGCCTGTTCAATGCGCTCCGCACCCAGTGGCGAACAGGCGCATGCGGCGCAACCGGGCTCGACTATACGGCAATCCGCGACGTGGCCAGCTACATCGGCGTTAAGAAGCGGCAAATCCCAGAGATGTTCCACGACCTTCAGCTTATGGAGGCCGAGGCGCTGGCCGTCATGGCCGAGGCGTGAAAACGCAGCCCGTTGAATCGGGCACTTATTTGAAGGTGGTCTATGGATATTGCATCGCTCGGCATAAAGATGGACACGTCGGACGTTGCCAAGGCCGCCGTTGATCTAGACAAGGTAGTTGACGCTGGTGGGCGCGCCGAAGAGACGGCGAAGAAGACCGGCAAAGCCTGGGAACAGGCAATGGGCAGCATGGCTGCCGATACCAAGCAGATCGTCCGCGAACTTCAGGCGCTGAATGCCAAGCAGGATGCCACGGCTCAGGCCATGGTCACGGTTGGCAAGTCGATCACTACCGCCTCCAGCGCATTCCAGACTGCCGCCACATCGATCAATAGCTATCGTGAGCGCAGCGAAGCGCTGACTGTCACTCAGACGAAGGCTACCCAGAGCACTGAAAAAGCCACGGTCGCCGTAAAGAAGCAGGGCGATGACCTTGCCGCGCTGCTCGGGCAGATAGATCCGACGGTTGCAGCGCTCGGTCGCCTTGATGACATGGAGAAACGTCTCTCTGGGTACAAGAACAAAGGGTTGTTGGACGCCTCCACCTTCAATGAGTACAAGGGCAAGATCGATCAAGCCAGAACCGGCCTGACAAAGTTCGATGAGTCAATCAAAAAGACTGGCGTGTCTTCTGCACAAACTGCCGCGGCTTTGCGCGGTGTGCCCGCACAGTTCACTGACATCTTCACCAGCTTACAAGGCGGACAAGCCCCCATCACTGTCTTGCTTCAGCAGGGCGGCCAACTCAAGGACATGTTCGGCGGGATTGTTCCTGCGGCACGCGCTCTCGGCGGTTACGTCGCTGGCCTGATAAACCCATTCACCCTGGCTGCTGCTGCTGCTGCGGCACTTGGTCTTGCATACTTCAAGGGCAGCGAAGAGGCGACGGCCTATAACAAGGCGCTGATCCTCACCGGTAATGCTGCTGGCACCAGTGGCGACCAGCTTGCATCGCTCGCTGAACAGGTGTCTTCGACAGTCGGCACAACCGGCGCTGCTGCTGAAGTTCTGGCAAAGCTGGCTGGCAACGGCAAGTTCGCTGGCGAAAGCTTCGGCGAGATCGCCACTGCCGCGATCGAGATGGAAAAGGCCACGGGCAAAGCGATTGATGAAACGATCGCTGAGTTCGCCAAGATCGCCAAGGACCCGGTCGCCGCAGCTAAAGAGCTGAACGACCAGTACAACTTCCTGACTGCCTCGGTCTATTCGCAGATCGTTGCACTGAAGGAGCAGGGCGATACCATCGGCGCGGCCAAGCTGCTGACGGACACCTACGCGGACACCATCAAGACCCGCACGGCTGACGTGACTGCCAACCTCGGGCTTATCGAGAGCGCCT